GCTTGTAGGACTTTAAACACTACACCTAGTGTTCCGCCTAAAAACTTGAATGTTCCGATTACAGCCGTAAGAACAGTACCTAATGTACCTAACACCATTAACAAGGGACCAAGGGCAACAGCCAATATCCCAACGGTGGCAATATTGGACTTTGTATTGCTATCTAAACTTGATAAGATATTTTTAACATTCTCAAATGCTGTTTTTAATGGCGGCAATACTTGGTCTTTTAGTTCAATGGCTTTATCTATCCATTTTTGCCAATCGACTTTTTTTAGTTTTTCCGCGAAATTTTTCACGGCTGTTTCGATTTTCGGCAAATGTTTTTCTGCTAAATCTAAAAGAGCCAACCCTAGAGGTTCAAATGCGGTTTGAAATTCTCGAATTACCTTTGTTTTTCGATTAGAGAAGGTATTATCAAACTTTTTATTGGCTTCATCCATTTTTCCAGAATAGTTTCCTAATGCATCCCCTGACTTTAACATCGAAGTGATAACATCTTTTTCAAGGTCTTCATACTGTGTTCCCATCAAGGCAACCCCAAGATTATGTCTAGCCTGTTCATCTTTCACCGTTGCTAGTTTAGTAGCAATCGTGATGAAGGCGGCTTGAGCCTTTTCGCCACCACTTGCAATTTGTTGACCCATCTTTTCTGCATCTAATCCGAGTGATTTAAAGGCTTCATTCGTCAGTTTGGAATCATCCACCGCACGAACATTAAACTCTTTGACAAGGTCCCCGACTTTATCAAGATTAAATGCCCCTGCTTGAGCGCCTTTTACAAACAAGTTAAACATTTGTTCGGCACTGTAACCCATTGATTTAAACTGTGGCGAGTATTCACGGATGGTATCTAAGAGTTCATCACTGAAATTTGCACCCTTTTGGAAGGCAACTAAGGTTAAATCCATCGATTTTTGTGCATCAATGCCAAATGTTTTCATCAAAACAGAGGTAGAGCGAACCACTTCATTCACTTCTGCACCAAACGCTTCTTTTAAAGAATAAGCACTGTTTAGCAAATATTCTAAATCCGTATCACTGATATTTTTCATTTGCTGTTTTACAAGTGCCAGGTTGTTATTGACTTCATCAAGGTTTTCACCCCATCCGCTTTTCCAAACCTGCTTTCCTACTTCATTCAATCGATTCGCTTGTTGTTCAGTTAGGTTTAATTGAACGCTTAATTTAGAAGATGCATCTGCCATTTTAGTTGCTTTGTTCAGCGTTGCTATGCCAAATGCTACTCCTAATGCTGCACCTGTTGCAGTGGCTTTTGTTCCCATCACAATCAGATTTTTGGTTAAAGTAGTCGCACTTTTTCCGATTTCAAACATTTTTCGGCTTGCACCGTTCATGCTACTGTTCACTTTTCCAAATGCACTAGCCGTTCCGCTTAATGCACTGGCTAATTTTCCTTGCAAACTGCTTTGTTTAGCAAGTTCCCTTGCCTGTTCTTCATCTTCTTTTTGCTTCGTTTGAAGAGATTGTGTGACTTGACCAAGAGCTTGTTCGGTTTTTTTCATGGCAGCCACTGCTTTGTAATAAGATGCTTCTAGCTTTTTGGCTTCTGCCGAATCTTCTCCCTTATCTTTGATGGCATTTTTCCATTTTTGTTCAAGTGCTAACATAATATCTTGTTGGTCACGGAACACTTTTTGTAAGGCTTGTTCTTCTTTTTGGAGGTTATCGATACTTTTATTGTATTTATCCACTCCTGCTGTGGACGCTTGAAACTGTGACATGGAGGATTTTAAATTTCTTTGCGTGGCTTGAAGTGATTTTTGGAGTTCTGCTCCGTCTAATGCAATGCCTATCCGTAGCTTACCGATTGAATCATTGGACATGTTTTACCTCCTTTCCTACCAGACAATATCATCGATATATCCATGTTTTTTCTTGGAAGATTTTTTCGGGTCAATCTCCATACAGGCAAAAAACCAGTGGATATCCATGGAATCAATCGATTCTAAATCCCACCCATCGTCCATAAGCTTTCGATACATTTTTTTTATCGTAAAGAGTGGGTCTTCATCACTCTCTATTTTTTTTTACCTTCAACAGTTGCCTTGTCTCCAACGACATATGTAATGGTCTCAGTGATTAAATCGACTAACTCACTTGATGGATACCCATCGTAAATGTCATCAATCGTAAATTGGTTAGCAAATGCATCGCATACGTATTGAAGTAACTCATCGAGGATATCCGGTGTAATGTTGTTTAAATCTTTTTCTTGTGTAATCACAAGTGCCTCTCGGAACAGACGAGCTTTTGGCTTAGGTGCGACATATACTTTTTCTAATAACTCGATTTTCATATTTTTACAGACTCCTTTTATTAAAAAAGTTAGTTAATGGCTATACAAAGACAAAAAAAGAGGGCAAGAACCCTCTTTCGCTTTTATTAAGGTGTTGGTGTGTACACCGCGTCGAACCAGTTATCAATCACTGTTGCGCTTACACCTGCATCGTCACTGTCAACTTGATATTTGAAGACACCGTCTTTGTTACGTGAGACAAATGTGCCTGAGATGGTTTTGCTTTGGAAAGACACTCCGTCTCCCTTAGTCTCATAGCTATCTTCAGGGATGCTGAATTGTCCTTTAACCAATTGCGTTAGGCGTTTTTCTCCATTCGACTTGGTTGCTTCAAAAAAGATGGCTACATAGGGAGCCTGAATAGACGAATCGTATTGAAGAACTCCATCACTAGTCTTGGAAACTCCGAGAAGCTCATTTACAACCGATGTTGGCAAGTCAGAAAGCTCAAATTCCACCTCTGTTGCTCCAATCGATGTGGCACTCTCAAGTGCTTTATCATCCGCATACAACGTTTCAGTCGATGTATTTGTCGTAATGGTCGCTGAAATAGCAGGTGCTAATGATTTGACTGTTCCATACGTCAGTGTTGATTCTGTATCAGTTGTCAAAAGACAATATTTCACATTTTTTAAACCTACAATTACCCCACTCATTCTGTTTCCCCCGTTTTTCTTAAAAATTGATATCGGACGGTTCTTCGGTAATATCCGTCCTCTGTTTTGCTATCTAGTTCTCCTCCCAATCGAGTTCCGCCCAATAAAAAAAGAGCTTCCTTTAGTTGCGAAAGAAGCTCTTTGTAATCCGTTTTGGAATACAGATTAAATTGATAGTAATAAGTCGAAAACACTTCTGTATCATCAGCATGGACAGTTGGTCGGTCATCGATTTGCAAAAAAGTGATATAGGTTTCTGCTGTTCCTGAATACTCAAGGAACTCAACATCTACACCTAAACCACTTAGTCCCTGTAAGATTTCATCATGTATCATAGCTTCAACACCTTCTTCAGCTCTTGCTCAATGATTTCTCTCATCCGTTTTTCTTTGTTTAAATAACTGTTTAGCATAAAAGGTTGAGGAGATTGCCCTTTGTTTTTCCGCGGTTTTTTCTTTCCTTTTCTGGATTTTGATGAGGATTTAACACCATCAGTCCCGTACTCCAAGAACTGTGCCCAGTAAGCATTCCCTGTACTGATGTAAGTGGTTTGTTCTTTCACATCCCACTCTAACCAAATATTATCCTCTAATTTTTTGTATTTTTCGTTCTCCTCTGTCCAAAGGCTATCATCTAGTTTTGCAGCATTTTGTTTGACCTCTTCTTGCATTTCTAGACCGGCTTTATGTAATATTTCTTTTCGATGGGCATCCGCTTTATCTCCAAGTTTCTCTAATTGCTTCAATAAATCGTTTAATCCATCGAATCGAACAGCTTTTTTGACCATTTAGACCACCTCTTTTACAGAAAGGGTCAAGAAGCGTTTGGAAAAGTCTTTATCTTCTGCTTCTAAAATCTCATATTGTTTTCCTCGATACTCGATTCTGAGGGTCTTTAAATCAAGTTCTTGATACCTTATGGTGAATAACAACGTGTGTTCAATCGTTACTTTATCGTTCTCCAATTGGAGGGAACGCTCTTGTTTTTCTATTTTTGCCCACGCTTTTTTCACGAATGTCCAAGATGTTTGTTTAAACCCATTTGCTGATGTAGTAGTAGTCGATTCAACAAAAGTGATGGGATGTTTTAATTCTCCTATTCTCATGAAACATCACTACTTGTATAAGAGATTTGGAGAAGCAAACTTTCTAAAGCAAAATCTAAGCTTGTGGTCGTG